GACGTGTTTGTCGAGTACGTTGTGACGCAGCTTTAACAATGGGTGGCGGTGCGGGCTGAATTGCCGCACCGCCTCGCTGTAAACGTTTTGAGGAACCAACAATGGCAATGTCACTGGATGCAGCAAAAGACGAACGGTTTGCTCGGTCAACGCTTGAAGAACTGAGAGCGTTTTGTGCCGACCTTGGTATTGAATACAGCCCGAAGAACAAGGGCGATCATCTGCGCGCAAAGCTGATGAATGCGCTTGGTGTTACCGAGGCATTTGTAACGTCTGCGGGTAAGCCGCGTGAGTTTGCTCGCCCGGCGAAGGACATTTTGCCTCCGTACAATCTGACGCTTTCCGGCAAGTGGGGTGGTCGTCGGCATCGCGTTCGATTGAGCCGTCCTACAGGCCAAACGGCGGCGAAGGGGGAAGGGTTTTTCCTTGGCTCATCGCAGGTGTTTGTAAAGTACAACGAGGTATGCTCAGTGCCTGAGTGGGCATACGCGCAGATGGTAGATAATCAAGTCCCACGACCTGTTTCCAAGGTAATGCGGAGCCATGATGGCGACAAAACCGGCGAGATTATGATTGAGTGGGAGTTTGAGCAGGCTCCGTTCACGTACTTGGGTGTTGACCCTGAAACCGCTGACCTGTGCGGCTCGCTGCACGAGTGGTACCAGAACAAGGGTACGAAGTGGTTGGATGAATTGACACTGCGGCAGTTGCAAAGCGTTGCCGCTATTCTCGATGTGCAGGGCACGGAACGGTCACCTGCTGGTGTTCCTGTTCATCTTCCTATTGAACGGTTGCTTGAGGCCGTGAAACTTCGCTTGTTTTCGTTCCACGATGTTGAAGTGGCTGCGGCGGCGTGAACTTCCTCCAGATCGCGCAGCGGGTTGGCCTGTTGCTGCGGTTTGGCGACGGGCCTGCTGGTGCTGAGCCGGAAACGGTCATAGATCAATTCGGGAGAAACCGAGAAGTTGTCGAATGGGTGAACATGGCCTATGCCGACATTCAGGCGTATCACCCGAATTGGCTGTTCATGCGAAAGCAGGGGCAGATCACGCTTACGCCTGATGTGCGAGACTATGACCCACGAGCGCAGATTGCTGATTTGGCGTATGTGATTGGCAGTGAGGCCGGGCAACAGTCTAGGTACGTGTTGGTTGCTGCTGGCCCGGAGCAGACGGATCAACAGCCAGCCTATTTCATCCCATATGAGCAGTGGCGTATGGGCGTGTTTGATCGTGGGGTTCGATCAGACGGGCGTCCGTACCGGTGGACGATAAACCCGGACAACACCATGTCGTTCGACCCAACGCCAAAGCTGGCGCACAACGTCGAGTTTGACTATTTCCGAGAAACGCATGTGTTGGTAACGGATACCGACGAGCCGATCATGCCGAAAGAACACCACATGGCAATCGTGTGGTGGGCGATCAACAAGTATTACTGCACCACGCGTGAGAATAGCAACGACATCTACGTGAAGTCTGGCACTGAGCTTAGGCGCGAAATGAACCGTCTTGGCGTTAAGCAGTTGCCTGAGTACACGTCGGCAGAGGAGTTCTATTCCAAGTGATTCCGGTCAAGCTAAAGGGTGGCGTTGACCTGATGACCGCAAAGGCCGAGGCGCAGATGGGGACGCTTGCCGATTGCCTTAATTATGAGGTGAGCACGGTAGACGGGTACTCCCGGATCGCCGGTGTTGAACCGTTTGACGGGCGTCCAGCGGTTCACCGGTTTAAGCTGTGGCGGTTGAAGTTTGTTACCAACGGTGCGTCATTTGTGCCTGGCGACCAAGTATCATTCACTGCCGGGCAGTCTGGTTACGTACTGAGTGTATCGGTGTCATCGTCGCAGACCGCGCTATATTGCGTGTTTGGCGATTGGGCTGTTGAGCCATCATTGCCGTCAGTTCTTACCAACGTGCGCACTGCGGTTGGCACAATGATGATTGCACGCGACGTGGTATCAGAGCCGCGTGGCGATCAGGGGACGCTTAACGCGGCGCTGAAGGCTTTGGCGGCGGAACAGCGCACGAACATAGGCACGGTTCCGGGGCGCGCTGGTAGCGACATTATCGGCATGTTCTGGCTCAAGGATAGGCTATATGCGATCCGTGACCTTCAGCGCGTGGCATTCGAGGGCGGCTACTACACGGACGCCAATGAAGGCGCGTATGTAACTTGGAACGGCCAGACGTTTCAGATATTGAACGTGCGGGTGACTGGCGAAAATCAGGGGACGATGACGCTATCACCGACGCCTGGCGCGGGAGTTGGCGCAACGCCGATCACGGCGGCTGTTTTGACCTCGCTGCCGGTTACCGGATCGCTTGATGACGGGTACACGACAATCCCGTATTCCGATGGTCTTTCGGTTTCCGCAGGCATCCCGCCTTACAAGTGGACGGTGCTTGGCACGGAATCAGGGGCGTCAATCACGCCGGTGTCATCGCCAGACCTTTCGGCCATTGAGTTCTTGCCTCAGATCACAGATGCTGCACTTTACCGCAGTTCACCGAGCGGGTGGGAGCGGGTTGATTTGGGGCGTGAAATGCGCTTTTCTGGCGGAACGGATGCTCTGGCTAATTTCACCAGAGTCCTTTCCATGGAAGGTGTCGTGCCAAAGACCACGGCGTTCACGTTGCCGACTTCCGGCAAGATCAACACAGTCGCAACGACTGCGATGAATGCCGATGATGGAACGGAGGCCGCGCTGAGCGGAGCCAGCGGCGATGATTTCGTGGTTAGCGGGTTCGACTTTTCAGCGATACCGAGCGGAGCCAAGATTCTCGGCATAACAGCCAAGATCAAGCGGCGCAGTGCGGTTAGTGGGAAAGCTGCGGATGAGACGGTGGTACTGGCTGGTGTTACTGGCGGATCGTCCAACAAGGCGATGGCCGGGACGTGGCCGACAACAGCCATCACGTCAACCTATGGCGGTGCCGATGACCTATGGGGGCTGCAAAGTATCACCGACGCGACGGTTAAGGCCGCAGGGTTTGGTGTTCGCGTAATTGCAAAGCGTGATAACCCGGCAGAAGCGACCAGCGGCGGCATTGATTCAATCAGCATTTCCATTGATTACATCGAGCAAGACAAGCCGGTGTACGTATGGAATGGGACAAGCGACGTGGTGTTCAACCTGACGCACGTTCAGATATTGAATGGTGCGACACAGGACAGCAACGCCGAAGGGTTCATGACGCTTATTGGCGACCGGAACATCGACAAGCTGCGGCTGGTTGGTGTTGGCGACCAGATACGTGACGCCTCGGGTGGCGGCGGCAGTTTGATTGCTACTGTTGCCTCACGCGATGCGCCTATATGGATGCCTGGGCAGTCTGAGCTTGACAACAACCGAGCGCGGTACGTAACGATCAAGACCAACTTCTACGGCCAAGATCAATTCGAGTCTATCTACGGCGTGTGTGGGGCAGGCCCGGCGTTTGCGTTTGACGGAGTGCGGTTCATCCGTGTTAGGACGCAATTGCCGGATAGGGATGATATGCCGAGGCATGTTGCAAGGCATGGCGAGTATCTATTCTTGGGGTACTTCGCCGGTGCTGTGATTCACTCTGCGCCTAGCAATCCGCTTGAAACGATGGCTGTGAACGGTGCTGGTGCAATTGAGATTGGCGATAGGCTTACGAATCTTTTGGCGCTATCCGGCGATGCGTTAGCTATTGTCGGGCAGGAGAGTAGTTTTGCACTGCGCGGTCTGACGCCAGACACATTCTTCAAGTCGGTAATCTCGGCAAAGCGCGGCGGTATTGAGTACACGGCGGCGGACATGGGCCGCGTTGTGATGGCCGATGGTTTCGGCTTGTACGTTGCGGACACGCCTGAAAGTTTTGGTGGTATTGAGCGCAATTATCTGAGCCGGAATGTAGAGCCGTGGTTACGTGAGCGGTTGCAAGCCACGTTAAACTCTGAGCAGGCGTTCATCCGTCCGGTCACGTCGCTTGCCGTTCGAGGGAAGAATCAATACCGCCTATTCTTTTGGGACGGGTATGTGTTGACGATGACGATGAACGAGCCGCCAGAGTTCACGTTCCAGCGCATGTTTTCGCCATCCGATACAGAAGATGATAGTGACACGCCGTGGACGGTAAGGGGTGTTGCATCCGGTCTGGATTCGGCTGGTAGAGAGCGGTTGTTTGTTAGTTTCTTCGGCGGGATCAAGGAAGGCAGAGTATTCGAGATTGATGTAGGGTCATGGTTTGACGGCGAGAGTATTCCGGCGTGGATAAAGACAAACCCAATACAGCCGCAAGTTCTGCCAACGACGAGTTCCGTTGGCAGGGCGTCGTCAAGCTCCCGAGAGTTCAGAATGGACAGGCTATTCGTATCCGGCGTTGGTTGGCGGTTTGCCGACATGGCGATGGAGCGCGGTATCAATTATCTTGATCCATCGCCAGGCAAGAGTATGCCGTTCAAGATTGGAGATAAATCAAGGGATGCGGTTATTCGCCCATTGCCTTTCCGTGGGAGTGTGGATTTCCCGACAGAAGGGTATGATGTAACCTTGAAGATCACCCATACCGGCGTTGATGATGGGCCGCACAGTTTGCAGTATATCGACGCTTACATTGATGATCGCGGTGACAGCCGAGGAAACACGAGGAACTGACTATGCCGATGGAAAAAATACCTTATCGTGTGCCTGACAAAAAGAAGGCAAGTCCGGCTCCGGTTCAGCCAAGCAACCCATACGGCACAATGGAAAAGATGCCGTTTCGGGTTCCTGACAAAAAGAAGGCGAGTCCGGTTCCGGCAGCGCCTGCGAATGCTAGTGGGGCAACCAATATGGCGGCACTCCCTTCGTCAAGCCCCATTGCGCTGATGGACTACCGAAAGGGGTTGGCTGAAGGCAACACGAGCGCCACCACGCGCAGTGTTGGGACGAACGAATTGTCCGCAACGCAGCTTAACAACTTGCTGAGTGGCAACAGCAAGTACATTCAGAATGCGCGATTGAGCGGTGTGGAGGAGGCGGCATCTCGCGGACTTGGCACATCGAGTTACAGCGCCGGGTTGTCGGAGCGTGCAGCAATTGCATCCGGGTTGCCGATTGCGCAACAAGACGCGGCCACCTACGGGCGGACGGCAAGCGAGAACATGGCTGCGCAGAACGCTGACGCGCTGGCCGACCAGTCGAATGCCGCCGCGCTGTTCGGGCAAAGCATGGGGTTGCGTGCGAACCTCGATGATTCAGAGCGTGGGCGTGGGTTCACGTCAGCGGAGCGGGTTGCAGGGCAGGAGTTTACGTCTGGCGAGAATGCACTTCAGCGCGGCTTCCTGACTGGCGAGCGGCTTGGCGGTCAAGAGTTCACGGCAGGGCAGAACGAGTTACAACGTGGGTTCTTAACTGGCGAGCGGCTTGGCGGGCAACAGTTTACGTCTGGCGAGAACGCGCTACAGAGAGGGTTCCAAACTGGCGAGCGGCTTGGCGGTCAAGAGTTCACGGCAGGACAGAACGAGTTACAGCGCGGGTTTTTGACCGGCGAGCGGCTTTCAGGTCAAGATTTTACCGCAGGGCAGAACGAGTTACAGCGCGGGTTTTTGACTGGCGAGCGGCTTTCGGGGCAAGAGTTTTCCGGTGGGCAGCAAGAGCTTAATCGGCAGGCTGACAGAATCGGCTCTTATTTCAATCTGACAAGCGCCAGAGAGCAGGCTTTAGCGCAGACGCTAAACGGCATCTACTCAAATCCGAACCTCACCCCGGCGCAGCAGCAGGCGGCGGCGCAGAACGCGCAACGCTCGCTTACGTCGCAATGGAATAACGCCAACCGAGCGTTGGCTGCCGGGATACCTGACGTATTCCTGACGCCAGGGCCGATACAGTCTGGCGGGCAGGGCATCCCAGGCGTTGGTGGAGGCCAAGCTGGCCCGCAGATTCCGCAGTATGACGTTCCAAATCAAGCGCGAATCATTGACGGGAATGGCAAGAAGAAGGGCAAGTAAAAATGACGGTAAGGCTAGCAACACTGGCCGACATTCCTGCAATGTTGGAGTATGCTCAGATTGCGTATAGCCACTCGAATTACAACGGGTTGCCGTACAATGCTGTAATAACCCGCAGAACGTTCAAGGGGGCGATGTTGGACAAAGATTCGCGCACATGGATCAGCACACAGGGAAACCGCGTAGTTGGGTTACTGATAGGTCAGGTTGGGCCGCATCCTTGGTCGGCAGCTATGTGCGCTACTGATCTTGTGTTTGTTGCGAAGGCCGGTGGTGCCGGGTTGTTGCGTGCATTCATGGCGTGGTGCAAGGCGCGCAAGGTGGCGCGGATTGACATGGGCGTGAGCCAAGGCGATCCGTCGGGAAGGATTGATCGCTTGTATCAAAAGGTAGGCATGACCCGTACAGGCGGGATGTATTACTGGCAGGAGAACATGAAATGAGTGCAGTAAAGAAGTTGGTAAAAGGGGCGGTAAAGTTTGTCAAGAAGAACTGGAAAGCAATCGCCATTGCGGCGGCTGTGGTCTTTACCGCAGGCATTGCGAGTGTGGGTGTTGCAGGGTTTATGACAGCGGCTTCGGGAGGGGGTATCACCGGCGCATTGTCGGCGGTAGGGAGTACCATGGCGGCAGGTGCTAGTGCTATAGGCGCGAGCCTTGGCATTACCACTGCCGCCGCCCCAGCCGCTGGTGCAGCCGCAGGTGGCAGTTCGTTGGTTGGTGCGGGGCTTACCGTGCCGAGCGGGTTGGCATCGAGTTTGGCCGCTGCGGCACCTGCGGCGACCGGGAGCCTCGCTACTGGTGCTGGCGTTCTTGCCCCGGCGTTTGGCGGTGGGACACTTGCCGGTTCCGCAAGTGCTCTTTCGGCAGCGGCAGGTGGGGCCGGGTCGATAAGCCAGACATTAACGCCGATTGTGAAGAAAACCGCGCTGCAATCCTTCATGAGCAGCCCGCTTGCAGGGCCGGTGCTTATGGGTGGCATCAACATGCTGACGGCTGGTGGCGGGCAGGAAAGCGACCGGCCAATTGCCGTGTACGGCGTAAATGCTGACCGTGGGAAGCCAAAAAAGAAGTTCGGGCAGAATCTCACTCCCGAGGACATGGAGGTACAGGGCCAGTTTTTTGATCCGCAGACGTTTGCG